TTACCCATTGGCGCGGCTTAAGAGCTTATTTTTGAATTCACAATGGTCACGATATAACCATCTTGCTCGCCCGTGGATAACTTTGGCTTTTGGCAGGTCGCCGGACTTAATCCGGTCATAGATGAAGGTTTTACCGAAGCCAGTATCGGCCATGATGAATTTCAAATCAACCAGTGAATCAGGCTGTAGTTCGTGTTGCATGAGTGCTATCTCCGAATAGGGAATCGAACCTGCAAATCAGGTAATAAAAAACCGCCATCAGGCGGCTTGGTGTTCTTTCAGTTCTTCAATTCGAATATTGGTTATGTCTGCATGTGCTATCTGCGCCCATAGCATCCAGTGGTCATAGCAGTCATTGATGTTCTCTGCTTCGATAACTCTGTTGAATGGCTCTCCATTCCATTCACCTGTGACTCGAAAGTGCATTTATCATCTCCATAAAACAAAACCCGCCGTAGCGAGTTCAGATAAAAGAAATCCCCGCGAGTGCGAGGATAGTTACTTGTTCATATTATTAATCGTCAATGTATTTTGAGCATTGTGGGCAATCATCAATCCCACAATACGATTCATATGCATCCTTTATTGCGTCGCGGGCTTCAGTAAGAGTATTGAATAAGTTGCAGCTATTATCTTTTTGATATAGGTAAGTTCCTAATTTATAAGCAGAAGAAGCATCATTTCCGCTGTCTAAAATTACATCGTTATGGATTCTGCACCTTGCAAGAACTCCTGATCCCATAAGGGTCTGCATAGCCCATTGCTCTTGATCTTCACACAAATCATGAATGCTCATTTCAACACCTCTCTTCACGTTTCACACACGTTAAGATTAACAGTGTTTTTACATGCTTTGGAAGATTTATTTTATAAAAACTCTTTTAATACAAATAGATATAATAGTTCACTATTATAGCTCCTTTAATCGAGGCGGTTCTGGTAGAGGCATCCAGTGGGTTACCTCTTTGAGATACAGGTCTTCGCCATCACCGTCATCCCAAGTTGGATTGCCATCATTAAACCAGTCGCCATATACGCCGACCTGAGTGTTGGGGATGTTTGGTGGGTAGTTGTTTTTAAAGTCAGCTGCTAACACATAGCATTGTCGCTCTCCCATTTCTGGCATTCGCTCACTACAGCTTATCCAACCATCCGGAGTTACCGGATAGTTGCCGGGTTCTTTAATGTGCAAGCGAGGCTCACCATCTTTTGGCTCAGGCCACTGGCGCTCCATGTTGATCTTCAATTTATCTTCCATAGCAGCGGTAATTTCAGCATCGCTGATGCCAGCACGGCGCTGTGCATCCCACAACAGAAACTGCATATCAGCCCACTCGCTAAGATCGTCTGGTTCGGCTGCGGCTTCCAGTGCCTCTTTTGAGAGATGTTTCAGCGGACCAATGGGGCCAACGCAGCCAAATGTGGAGTCAGACCATTTGGCATGCTCGTGGCGAATCTGTTCGCGTTCCAGTGATGCCAGTGCAATTCGTGCCAGTTCCATTTGTTCGCCACGAGTAAGTCCGTTATCAAGCGGATTTTTAATGAATAATTTGATACGTTCTTTGGTTATAGCGCTCATATCACTCTCCTTTGATGCGAATGCCTGTTGCAATGCTGTTTATGATGCTGTCAGTGCATGGGGTAGAAAGCTGGGCATCTCCAGCAATTCTCATGACCTCAACATCTGCATATCGAATACCGAGGTGTATCAGACCGGCTATACCTGACTTAAGCCGAGCATTTTCCATAAACAGATCCTTTGCCCGCTGTTTTTCTGCCTCAAGCTCAACGCGCAACTTCCCTACCGTTAACGCAATATCCTCGTTCTCTTGGTCGCGGCGTTTGATGTATTGCTGGTTTCTTTCCCGTTCATCCAGCAGTGCCAGCACAACCTGAGGTGTGACTTTCATACGAAATGCCAGCAATTTTTGAGGCGTTGCTACTGTTTCAATTGCTACTGCCGCCTCACGCAGTGCCTGAGAGTTAATTTCGCTCACTTCGAACCTCTCTGTTTACTGATAAGCTCCAGATCCTCCTGGCAACTTGCACAAGTCCGACAACCCTGAACGACCAGGCGTCTTCGTTCATCTATGGGATCGCCACACTCACAACAATGAGTGGCAGATATAGCCTGGTGGTTCAGGCGGCGCATTTTTATTGCTGTGTTGCGCTGTAATTCTTCAATTTCTGATGCTGAATCAATGATGTCTGCCATCTTCCATTAATCCCTGAATTGTTGGTTAATACGCTTGAGGGTGAATGCGAACAATAAAAAAGGAGCCTGTAGCTCCCTGATGATTTTGCTTTTCATGTTCATCGCTCCTTAAAGACGCCGTTTAACATGCCGATCGCCAGACTTAAATGAGTCGGTGTGAATCCCATCAGCGTTACCGTTTCGCGGTGCTTCTTCAGTACGCTACGGCAAATGTCATCGACGTTTTTATCCGGAAACTGCTGTCTGGCTTTTTTGATTTCAGAGTTAGCCAGACGGGCAATGCTGCGAAGGGCGTTTTCTTGCTGAGGTGTCATTGAACAAGTCCCATGTCGGCAAGCATAAGCACACAAAATATGAAGCCCGCTGCCAGAAAAATGCATTCCGTGGTTGTCATACCTGGTCTCTCTCATCTGCTTCTGCTTTCGCCACCATCATTTCCAGCTTTTGTGAAAGGGATGCGGCTAACGTATGAAATTCTTCGTCTGTTTCTACTGGTATTGGCACAAACCTGACTCCAATTTGAGCGAGGCTATGTGCCATCTCGATACTCGTTCTTAACTCAACAGGAGATGCTTTGTGCATACAGCCCCTCGTTTATTATTTATCTCCTCAGCCAGCCGCTGTGCTTTCAGTGGATTTCGGATAACAGAAAGGCCGGGAAATACCCAGCCTCGCTTTGTAACGGAGTAGACGAAAGTAATCGCGCCTACCCGGATATTATCGTGAGGATGCGTCATCGCCATTGCTCCCCAAATACAAAACCAATTTCAGCCAGTGCCTCGTCCATTTTTTCGATGAACTCCGGCACCATCTCGTCAAAACTCGCTATGTACTTTTCATCCCGCTCAACCACGACATAATGCAGGCCTTCACGCTTCATACGCGGGTCATAGTTGGCAAAGTACCAGGCATCTTTTCGCGTCACCCACATGCTGTACTGCACCTGGGCCATGTAAGCCGACTTTATGGCCTCGAAACCACCGAGCCGGAACTTCATGAAATCCCGGGAGGTAAACGGGCATTTCAGCTCAAGACCATTGCCGTCACTGCATAAACCATCGGGAGAGCAGGCGGTGCGCATACTTTCGTCGCGATAGATGATCGGGGATTCAGTAACATTCACGCCGGAAGTGAATTCAAACAGGGTTCTGGCGTCGTTCTCGTACTGTTTTCCCCAGGCCAGCGCCTTAGCATTAACTTCCGGAGCCACACCGGTGCAAACCTCAGCCAGCAGGGTGTGGAAGTAGGACATTTTCATGTCAGGCCACTTCTTTCCGGAGCGGGGTTTTGCTATCACGTTGTGAACTTCTGAAGCGGTGATGACGCCGAGCCGTAATTTGTGCCACGCATCATCCCCTTGTTCGACAGCTCTCACATCGATCCCGGTACGCTGCAGGATAATGTCCGGTGTCATGCAGCCACCTTCTGCTCAGAGGCTTTCTGTTTCAGGAATCCAAGAGCTTTCACTGCTTCGGCCTGTGTCAGTTCTGACGATGCGCGAATGTCGCGGCGAAATATCTGGGAACAGAGCGGCAATAAGTCGTCATCCCATGTTTTGTCTAGGGCAATCAGCAGAGTGTTAATCTCCTGCATGGTTTCATCGTTAACCGGAGTAATGTCGCGTTCCGGCTGACGTTCTGCGGTGTATGCGGTATTTTCGACAATGCGCTCGGCTTCATCCTTGTCATAGATACCAGCAAATCCGAAGGCCAGACGGGCACACTGAATCATGGCTTTATGCCGTAACATCCGTTTGGGATGCGACTGCCACGGGCCGGTGATTTCTCTGCCTTCGCGGGTTTTGAATGGTTCGCGGCGGCATTCATCCATCCACTCGGTAACGCAGATCGGATGATTACGGTCTTTGCGGTAAATTCGGCATGTACAGGATTCATTGTCCTGCTCAAAGTCCATGCCATCAAACTGCTGGTTTTCATTGATGATGCGGGACCAGCCATCAACGCCCACCACCGGAACGATGCCGTTCTGCTTGTCAGGGAAGGCGTAAATTTCTTTCGTCCACGGATTAAGGCCGTACTGGTTGGCGACGATCAGCAATGCGATGAACTGCGCATCGCTGGCATCACCTTTAAATGCCGTCTGGCGAAGAGTGGTGATCAGTTCCTGTGGGTCGACAGAATCCATGCCGACACGTTCAGCCAGCTTCCCTGCCAGCGTTGCGAGTGCTGTACTCATCCGTTTTATACCTCTGAATCAATATCAACCTGGTGGCGGGCAATAGTTTCAACCATGTACCGGATGTGTTCTGCCATGCGTTCCTGAAACTCAACATCGTCATCAAACGCACGGGTAATGGCTTTTTTGCTGGCCCCGTGGCGTTGCAAATGATCGATGCATAGCGATTCAAACAGGTGCTGGTGCAGGCCTTTTTCCATGTCGTCTGCCAGTTCTGCCTCTTTCTCTTCACGGGCGATCTGCTGGTAGTGACGCGCCCAGCTCTGAGCCTCAAGACGATCCTGAATGTAATAAGCGTTCATGGCTGAACTCCTGAAAATGGCTGTGAAAATATCGCCCGCGAAATGCCAGGCTGATTAGGAAAACAGGAAAGGGGGGTTAGTGATTCAGGCCGTTACCGCGTCCGTCGAGAAAAACTTCCACGAGCAAATCACGGGTATAAGTGCGCTCGATGCCGCGATGCAGATAAAGCCGTCCGCGTAAATTAGCTGATGCAGTCCAGGTACCATCTTTGTGTTTGACCAGCATTCCTGGCATGACCGCACCTCGATTAACGGTCTGCGTTCCATAATGTTGATGAACCATAAAAACTCCTGCCCGTAAGCTGGGCTGCTGAACATATAGAGACTTCTGCGCGTATTCAGGCGGTGGATGGCCGCCGGTTGTCATAACTAAGCCGCCTCGTTGAAGCGACTGAGGTATGAGGTGTTGAGTTGATTTCAGCTGGTCACACCGACGTTCACGCGTCCGTTTCACCCCTCGCACTCCCCGGAGCCTGCCGAAATTCAAGCTGCGGATCTAAGCGGTCATCGCAACGGTGAATCAGGCGGTTGCCGTATCGTTGTGTTGTTGCGACATGGTAATAATAGCTATTGCTATTGGTGGTATCAATACTTATTGCTATTGATTGATGTGTTTTGATATTAACTGTTTGATAGCAAAAAGAATTAATTTTGTGACTTGCATCGCATAGCGATAACTGAAGGGAGGTTGTGGTGGTTTTTCGAACGGTTTGTGTGATGAGGGGAGGGGACAAAAGAAAACCCGGCACGGTGGCCGGGCTAGATCTTAAAGTATTTATCTTTTAGAGATGTAGATGCAAAATTTTTTGCCTTTGAAAATTTTTTGTCATCAGAAGAGCTTATGAACTCATCTTTTTTGTAGGGAACCGCTAATGCTGCATCACGTCTGCGAGGCAGCTTACTTACTTCCTCGCACTTTTTCATGATCAGTTATCCTTTAATAACCTATACAGTTTTGTAGGGGTACATCCTGAGGATATTGTTAAGTTCGTAGCACGCCTTTTCCGCCCACCATCGTATAAACGAAAACCAGTAGTAGACGAATTTTCTGCGTCAAAAACTATAGACAGTATAACGTCCCCAGACTTTTTTTGCCATTCATATGTGCCGTTAGTTGGTTTTGTCATCTGTAGACGCCAGTCAAGAACGCCATCACTTATAGCTGAGAGATCGTTTAGTACGTCTAGTACGGATTGATATCTTTCATTTGGATCTACATGAATGCATTTGTTTACTATTGTTATCAATTTTTTATGTATGTGGGAAGGATACTCTTTTAATGGATAGGAGCCATTAATTATCGACTCTCTGAGTTGTTCAATCGTTCTAAATGCAGATCTTTCTCTTTCAAAATTATCATATCCAACACACATTCTATATATGGTTAATCCTGCCTGATATATGTCATATGTGAAATTATAATCATTTGTTGATAAAGAAAAATATTCCGGTGGCACATGAAAATGATATCCAAACTCAGGCGCAGCTCTCGATTCCTCATTGACTAACTGAGACAATCCAAAGTCAGATAGCATGGCCTCATTTCTGTTTGATATCATGATGTTATTAGGTTTTATATCAAAATGCATAAGACCTTTTGAGTGTATATGATAAAGCCCACTTAAAAATTGAATAGAATACCGTATTATCTCCCTGCTCGTAAGATTAATCTTTTTTATTAATTGGTTTAGCGAACCATTATGATAAAATGGCATGGCTATATAGATATTGCTCTCACATTGAGCAGCATACTGAACTTGCACAATATTTGGATGTGCATGTTTATAGAGAAGCCTTGCTTCATTAAAGTAGTCGTCGTGGTTAGTGTTTTCTTTTTTTTCTATTTCTTTAATCACCAAGTCATGAGCTAGGTGTCTGTCATGAGCCAGATATACTTTTGAAAAACAACCCTGTTCTTCTAGATCACGAATCCATTCGAATGCTACATCAGCTCTTTTGTATGGAGTCAGCATCCCCTTACCTCCGCAGATAGTGCAGCCAAAACAGCTTCATTTGTTTCAGTTGTAAAACCAGAATTATCGATTCCATTTATATTACGGTGTGACTTCAATATTTCTTTATACTCGATCTCTGTTAGGTTCAATGATGACTTCATACCAGATTTTCTAATGGTGTAATATCTTCTTACATCACTGCTTGAAAATGCTTCTTGAATAACAGCTTCTATATAAAGGCGGTCAATGCTAAGATTATCAGAGTTTGATTCAGTAACGCGTATAGCAGCTAATTCAACATTATATAAATTAAGAATGTCGAGGATGTTATTTCGCACATACTTTAATTTTTCTGGTGTGTCTAAGGTCGAAGGTATTTTAATAACATCAACACATTTGAGTGCAGACTCATCAGTGCAATATACAACAAAAGATGTAACTTTGGGCGCCGCCCTAACACCTAGTATTCTCATTTTTTATATCCCATTTTAGATTCAGGCTGCGTTTCTGCAGCCTCTCTCATCACCCAAATGTCTAATCAGGCTATTATTGATTATCCATGTTTCCTGTATGTTTGCGGCATGCTCCCAATAACTTTCCCGAAGATAAACACCCGGTTCATCTCGTCTTTCTCGATTGGGTCCCACGGTGAGTAGCTCTTGTTATCAGAGATAACCAGCAGTTTATCCTTCATCATTTGCAGGCGCTTAACATGGGCTGTGTCGTCATACAGAAACGCATAGATACCATCACCGTCGAAAGATTTAACAGTGATATCAACGAACAGAAGATCACCTGGTTCGATCGTTCCTGACATGCTGTCACCGCGTACGTTAATGATGCGGATATTTTCTGCCTTCCTGCCATCGAACATGTGACGAGCATCGTCAAACGAGTACTCAACCGAGCGTAGAACTTCTACAAACTCACGGTTGATGACTCCCGGCCCGGCACTCACTTCTATATCAAGAACGTCAATCTTGAAGTATTTGGGATGGTTGGCAGCAGGCTTCCCTGATTGTTGACCGTCATTTCTCATCGGGCCTATGCCTGATGAGAGCCACTCTGTTCGAACACCCAATGCATTAGCTATTTCAACAATTTTTGTTGAGCCGCGTGCGTTGCCGCTTGTCAGTCTCCAGATTGTGGGTTGAGCTACGCCAGACGCCTTTGCAAGAGCGCCTTGAGACATTCCAGATTGTTCCATCGCTAGGTTTAAGCGATCAGCAAGAGTTTCTTTTTTCATAAGTTTTAATTTATACGCTTGCGTATTGATGGTCAAAACACGTTTTGCTATTGATTGGGTTAATACGCATTGCTATTATCCATTCATTGTAATACCAATAGGAATTGATAATGACAAATCAAACCATTCAACTCGCAATCAGTATTACAGGTAGTCAAAAACGACTGGCAGATCTATGCGGTGTAGCCCAGCCCACTGTTTGGCGTTGGCTACACGGTGGCGGAATTGATGCCCGCTATGTAATGAAAATTGTCTCAGCCACTGGTGGAAAGATTAAACCAGCAGATATTCGTCCCGACCTTGCACCATTGTTTAACGCGAGTAATTCTGCCGCCTAAACTGCGGCGTTAACTGATAAGGCAATGATTATGCAACCACTTACATACCAACAGACTAGCGGATTTAGCCCGACTGCGGTGATAAATCGTTCTCAAATAAAACAGGTGCCAGGCCACGAAAAAATCCGTGATGCCGTTCGCGCCTGGTCGGCTGCAGATAATCAGGATGTTGTTGCCGCACTCATTGTGAATGAGTATCGGGAGCAGGGCGGCGGCACCATCGATTTCCCTGATGATGTCAGCCGTGCACGCCAGAAGCTGTTCCGCTTCCTCGATAACAAATTCGATTCTGAAAAATACCGAAATAACGTGCGTGAACTGACCCCGGCAATTCTGGCGGTACTACCGCTGGAATATCGCGGTTACCTGGTTGAGCAGGATAGCTTCATGACTCGGTTGGCTGAAATGGAAAAGGAACTCAGTGAGGCAAAACAGGCTGTCATTCTCAACGCACCACGCCACCAGAAACTGAAGGAGATGAGTGAAGGCATTGTGTCGATGTTTCGTGTGGACCCGGACCTGGCTGGTCCATTGATGGCGATGGTCACCACCATGCTGGGGGCAATATGACAGGTTCAGAAATGGCGAAAGCCGGTCTGCGCGAACAGAACCGACTTTCAGGTGCAAATCGTAACACACTCATTGCGGGAGGAATTATGGCAAACACTGCTGAGATATTCAATTTTCCAGTGCCGGATGTGGCACAAAAGGAGCCGCGCGTGGCAGATCTCGATGATGGTTATACGCGCATTGCAAATGAGTTGCTGGAAGCTGTGATGCTGGCCGGATTAACACAGCACCAGCTTCTGGTCTTCCTGGCTGTCATGCGCAAAACATATGGCTTTAATAAAAAACTGGATTGGGTGAGCAACGAGCAACTTTCCGAGTTGACCGGGATATTGCCGCACAAGTGTTCTGCTGCAAAAAGTGTTCTGGTAAAGCGTGGGATTTTTATTCAGAGCGGGCGGAATATCGGCATTAATAATGTGGTCAGTGAATGGTCAACATTACCCGAATCAGGTAAGAAAAATAAAGTTTACCTGAAAGAGGTAAATTTACCTGAATCAGGTAAGAAAAGTTTACCCAAATCAGGTAAAGGCGTTTACCCGAATCAGGTAAACACAAAAGACAAACTAACAAAAGACAATATAAAACCTTTTTCGTCCGAGAATTCTGGCGAATCCTCTGACCAACCAGAAAACGATCTTCCTGTGGAGAAACCAGATGTTGCAATTCAGAGCGGCAGCAGGTGGGGGACAGCAGAAGACCTGACCGCCGCAGAGTGGATGTTTGACATGGTGAAGACCATCGCGCCATCAGCCAGAAAACCGAATTTTGCAGGGTGGGCTAACGATATCCGTCTGATGCGTGAACGTGATGGACGTAACCACCGCGACATGTGTGTACTGTTCCGCTGGGCCTGCCAGGACAACTTCTGGTCCGGTAACGTGCTGAGTCCGGCCAAACTCCGCGACAAGTGGACCCAGCTCGAAATCAACCGGAACAAGCAACAGGCTGGCGTGACAGTCGGCAAACCAAAACTCGACCTGACAAACACTGACTGGATTTACGGGGTGGATCTATGAAAAACATCGCCGCACAGATGGTTAACTTTGACCGTGAGCAGATGCGTCGGATCGCCAACAACATGCCGGAACAGTACGACGAAAAGCCACAGGTACAGCAGGTAGCGCAGATCATCAACGGTGTGTTCAGCCAGTTACTGGCAACTTTCCCGGCGAGCCTGGCTAACCGTGACCAGAATGAACTGAACGAAATCCGCCGCCAGTGGGTGCTGGCTTTTCGGGAAAACGGGATCACCACAATGGAACAGGTTAACGCTGGAATGCGCGTAGCCCGTCGGCAGAATCGACCATTCCTGCCATCACCCGGGCAGTTTGTCGCCTGGTGCCGGGAAGAAGCATCCGTTAACGCCGGGCTGCCAAACGCCAGCGAGCTGGTTGATATGGTTTACGAGTATTGCCGGAAGCGTGGCCTTTATCCGGATGCAGAGTCTTATCCATGGAAATCAAACGCGCACTACTGGTTGGTTACCAACCTGTATCAGAACATGCGGGCCAATGCGCTTACTGATGCGGAATTACGGCGCAAGGCTGCCGATGAACTGACCTGTATGACCACGCGAATTAACCGTGGTGAGACGATACCTGAACCAGTAAAACAACTTCCTGTCATGGGCGGTAGACCTCTAAATCGTGCACAGGCTCTGGCGAAGATCGCAGAAATCAAAGCGAAGTTTGGGCTGAAAGGAGACAGAGCATGAGTGAGCAATACTGGTTTTTGTGTGCAAAATTGGGCTAGAAGGAAATATCAATCGACGCAGAAATAATTAAGTTATTTTTTTAATAGAACTGAGCTTGAAGATATGATTTTGCAGGGATACTTACGCTGTGAGCAGTCGAAGACATTGCAACATGCAAGTGATTCTCAATATTCATAGATGACAAAACATAATGCGAAGATGTAACATATTAATTTCTATGATTTGAAATGTCTAAGTTGTAAAAAGGAAAACTATAATGTATGTAGATATTTATAAAAGTGATATTTGTAATTCTAAGTATCTTGTTGTCCCAGCGAATACAGTGGTTACAGGAAATGCCCTCGGGGTGAGTGATCCTGACTTCTCGAAATTTTCAATTATCAAAAAAAGTGAGTTGTTAGAACCTGGGATGATAGGTATCAATGACGTAAGAGCTAAAAGCGATATCAATTCTATTGGATATCATATTTTAAGAGTGAGAACTTCTTTTCAAGAAGACACAACTAAAAATTAATTTTTGATTTTTTTAGAATCAACCTTTCATAATCATGTCATCGGAGCCTGAACAACTCCGATGACTTCTGCGCTAAACGGGGACGTTTATGCGCACATACAATCCAAATTATCTTCTCCCTTCACAGATGTAGAAATGCACCTGCGGTTTTTTATATTCGGTGTTTGGCCTCGGCAGTATAGAGCTGGGAATCTCTGTTCGTCTGGCGGCTAAAGGCGATATGGAAATCGTGATGTCTTGGCCTAAAGTAGTTGCAACAGTTGTAGCAGCTATGGCTGTGATCATCATGGTGTCCATTTACTGGGGTTGACGATATGATTTATCTGGGGATATATTCTTACGCGTTGCCGCAAAATCGGCACACGGGATTGGCGTCCCGGAATACTACTCAACGCATGCCGCGTTAAGCGGTTTTTTTATGCGCTAAGCACGGCTACGTCCAAATTATGGTGGGCTGTGTGAGGGCTTCTTCGGGAGCGCCGGGTTTGAGTAGCCGGTTACGCCAACCTTGCACAGTTCACCACCAGTCGATTGGCGTCGTTGGTGGTGATGGTTAACCTGATGAGGTGATACTATGACTACTCAATTAGCATTCCACAAAACGACGTTTACCCCGATTTGCCACAATAACAGAATTTGGCTTACTGCCACTGAAGTTGGTTTAGCTCTGGAATATGCGGACGATAAAGCAGTTCAGCGTATTTACTCTCGTCACTCAGATGAATTTACAGATATGATGACAAGGGTGGTCAAAGTGACCACCCCTCGTGGAATGCAGGAGTCTCGAGTATTTAGCCTTCGCGGAGCCCATCTGATCGCCATGTTTGCTCGTACTCCTGTGGCCAAAGAATTCCGCCGCTGGGTGCTGGATATTCTCGATCGAGAAATTCAACAATCCCCAATCACAAAACAATTCACTGATAACGAACTTTGCACACTTGCTTGGTTATGGCGGGCAAGTGACACAATGTTAACCGCTTGCCAAAACGTCACTCCGCTTCTTCAGGTAGCAGAACACCGCGAAGCCGGTCGCTTCACTTCAATCGAACAAGAATATCCCCGGATACTCAATAAGGCACAGGCAATCCTTGCCAGAGAAACGGCACATGTAAAATTCCGGCCGTGGCAGGATGATAAGTGGAGTCGAGTATTGACGCATTTACGTTCTGAACGGCTGTAATAAAGTTGCGGGAGAGAAATGCCGCTAGTATTTTGTAATTAATTGAATTCTGACGGTTTAATGAGAAGTCAAGAACACTACTTGTACTATAATCGTTCGATGTTAGTGAGGGTTTGATGCAAAAAATGAAGTGATTGACCCTAAATTTGCGCGATCAGCGACAGATTGTACACCGAGATCCTGTGGGCTGGAATTTGCAGAGAAATACCGAAAATGATATCCAATATTGTTTTCAGTTCCTACATCATACCTGATAAGGGTATAATCATAAAAATCAGGATAATTCAAGTTATAATTGTATGAATAAAAACGACCTTGAAGCATTATCTGACACTAGGCTTAATGAGGCCAAATGCTTGCTTGATCATGGCTTTTTTCATGGTGCATATTATCTTTGTGGGTATGCAGTTGAATGTGCATTGAAGGCCTGTATTGCCAAGTCATTTTTACAACATGAGTTTCCAAACAAAAAAGTCGTAAATGATTCATATACTCATGATTTGTCGCAACTTCTCAAAATTGCCAACTTACATCAAATTTTGATTGCTGACGCAAAAAATGATGTTTCGTTGGAGATTAACTGGTCGGTCGTTAAAGACTGGAGCGAGCAATTTAGATACGACAATAACATAAGTAAAGCTATGGCCGAACAATTGTTTGATGCTGTAGGTGACCAAAATTCTGGAGTTTTGAAATGGGTAAAAGCACACTGGTAATCGGCAGAGAGTTGACAAAAGATATGGAATTCTCAGGTCAATTTTTGTTAAAAAAACTCAAGTTACAGAATTTAACTATTGATGCTGCAATGTGGTTTTATTACCCAGATCTATCTTGGAGATATATTTTAGTTATCAGTGACTTCTCAGAACGTGGACCGGCAGAAATATATAGAAAAATCAGTGAGATAAATAGAAATAGCATATCAAAAAAGTATAAGCCGATACCATTAGAAGCAATTGAGGCTAAGGGGGATTCAGCTTTTATTTATAAAATGTTAAAAGGATTTGCTAGAGTCAACGATGGTAAAGTTCGCGTTTCTAATTCTATGGTAAATGGTTTAGAAATCGTTGACTGTCTGATCTATGAGTTAAAATAAGAAATCTCTTGCTGGGTATCATTATTGTTTAAATGACTTTTGATTTTCAATAATCAACTTGTCATAATTAAGTCACCGGAGTTTGAACTCCTCCGGTGACTTCTGCGCTAAACGGGGACGTTTATGCGCACATACAATCCAAACTCTCTTCTCCCTTCACAGATGCAGAAATGCACCTGCAATTCTTTGCATCTAGCGTTTGACCTCTGCGGAGGTGAAGCGTGAACCTCCCACAAGACGGCATCAAATTACATCGCGGCAACTTCACCGCTATCGGTCAGCAGATCCAGCCTTATCTGGAGGAAGGCAAATGCTTTCGCATGGTGCTTAAACCGTGGCGCGAGAGACGCAGTCTTTCCCAGAATGCACTCAGCCACATGTGGTACAGCGAAATCAGTGAATACCTCATCAGCAGGGGTAAAACGTTCGCCACTCCAGCTTGGGTAAAAGATGCTCTCAAACACACATATCTCGGTTATGAAACCAAAGACCTGGTTGATGTCGTAACCGGTGATATCACCACTATCCAGTCGTTACGCCATACCTCCGATCTTGATACCGGAGAGATGTATGTCTTCCTGTGTAAGGTTGAAGCCTGGGCGATGAATATTGGTTGCCATCTGACTATTCCGCAGAGCTGCGAGTTCCAGCAGCTCCGCGACAAGCAGGAGGCGTAATGGCTACACCGCTTATTCGTGTCATGAACGGACACATCTACAGAGTACCAAATCGTCGTAAGCGTAAACCTGAGCTGAAGCCATCCGAAATACCAACACTGCTCGGGTATACCGCCAGCCTGGTTGATAAAAAATGGTTGCGACTGGCAGCAAGGAGGAATCATGGCTGATTTGAGAAAAGCAGCGCGTAGTCGGGAATGCCAGGTAAGAATCCCTGGCGTATGTAATGGCAACCCTGAAACGTCTGTACTGGCACATATCCGGCTGACTGGATTGTGCGGCACCGGTACCAAACCGCCAGACCTGATTGCCACCATTGCATGTTCTGCCTGCCACGACGAAATCGACCGCCGCACGCATTTTGTTGACGCTGGATATGCAAAAGAATGCGCGCTGGAAGGTATGGCGAGAACGCAGGTTATCTGGCTGAAAGAGGGGGTAATTAAGGCGTGAATACTTACCACATCACACTACCCTGGCCGCCGAGCAATAACCGCTACTACCGCCATAATCGCGGGCGCACACACATCAGCGCAGAAGGGCAGGCATACCGCGATAACGTCACCCGAATCATTAAAAACGCAATGCTGGATATCGGCCTGGCTATGCCAGTGAAAATCCGTATTGAGTGCCACATGCCGGATCGCCGTCGCCGTGACCTGGATAATCTGCAAAAAGCCGCTTTTGACGCACTCACCAAAGCAGGTTTCTGGCTGGATGATGCTCAGGTCGTTGATTACCGCGTTGTGAAGATGCCAGTTACCAAAGGTGGGAGGCTGGAACTGACCATCACCGAAATGGGGAATGAATGATGTTTGAGTTTTATATGGCAGAACTTCTTCGCCACCGCTGGGGGCATCTGCGCTTATATCGTTTCCCCGGTTCTGTTTTGACCGATTACCGAATACTGAAGAATTACGCCAAAACCCTGAAAGGAGCTGCCGCATGAATACCCAATATTTACAGTATGTCCGCGAGCAACTCATTGTGGCTACCGCTGATTTGAGCGGAGCAACGAAAGGCCAGCTTGAAGCCTGGCTGGAGCATGCACAATTTGATACTGGTACATACAAACGAAAGAAGCGACGCATTCTGGATGAGGTAACTGGCAAGATTATTATGCTGGATAATCCGCCGATTTCCGGTAAACAGTCGTACGCAAAAGGTTCATCTGTCGCCCTGATCAGTCCGGTCGAGTTTTCAACCTCTTCATGGCGCCGCGCTGTTCTGTCTCTCGATGAGCATCAGAAAGCATGGTTGCTGTGGAGTTACAGTGAAAATATTCGCTGGGAGCATCAGGTTGCCATAACGCAGTGGGCATGGAGCGAGTTTAAGACTCTGTTGGGTACCAGAAAAATTGCAGGTAAGACACTGGAACGCCTGAAGAAGTTGATCTGGCTGGCGGCACAGGATGTGAAGAGCGAACTGGCAGGGCGTGAGGCTTATGAATACCAGGAACTGGCGTCACTGGTGGGAGTGACATCAAAAAACTGGTCTGAGACATTCACTGAACGCTGGGTTGCAATGAAGCACATTTTTCTACAGCTTGATAGCGAAGCTTTATTGCTTCTAACGAGAACACGTTCAAAACAAAAGGCGACATTTTCACAGCAAAATATTGCAAAACTGGATTAAAAAGCATATATTTCATATAAATCTGATATTTTGCCAATGTTGTACGCACTGGCAGTAATCCAAATTCAAGCTCGAGGTTTAAAGCCTTGGGCTTTTCTGTTTCTGGGCGGTGAGTATCCTTTCAACGTACCCCAGCCAGGGTGTCTTCAGCTGTTGAGTTGATATTGCTTAACCCTCTGTTGCCAGCTACATGCTGGCTTTTTTATTCCAGGCTTGCGGGGAGCATCAACTCCGTGCTTTGTCGTTAAATTACCCCGTGAGTCTGATTTCTGACATTTAACGTCCCGGCCTTTTGTCGGCGGCGAAACATTGGCTATTCATATGCACGAAAAAGAGAGCCTTGCCGGAGCGTTCTGGCTCGTTTTGCTGATCATCGCAGGTTGGGGCGGTCTGGTCCGCTACCTGATAGATGTGAAGCAGAGTAAAGCAACGTGGAGTTGGATAAATGCTCTGGCTCAGATAGTGGTATCAGGATTCACCGGTGTTATTGGTGGCCTGATCAGCATCGAAAGTGGATTCAGTATTTACATGATTCTCGCGACAGCGGGGATTAGTGGTGCGATGGGTTCGGTTGCACTGACGTACTTCTGGGAACGACTGACAGGGGTGAAAAATGCAAAATCTTAATCCTCAGCGTAAAGCTTTCCTCGATATGGTGGCATGGTCAGAAGGAACGGATAACGGACGGCAGAAAACCAGAAATCATGGTTATGACGTCATTGTAGGCGGAGAGCTATTTACTGATTACTCCGATCACCCTCGCAAACTTGTCACGCTAAACCCAAAACTCAAATCAACAGCCGCCGGACGTTACCAGCTTCTTTCCCGTTGGTGGGATGCCTACCGTAAGCAGCTTGGCCTGAAAGACTTCTCTCCAAAAAGCCAGGACGCTGTGGCATTGCAGCAGATTAAGGAGCGTGGCGCTTTACCGATGATTGATCGCGGTGATATCCGTCAGGCTATCGATCGTTGCAGCAATATCTGGGCGTCGTTACCTGGTGCAGGTTACGGTCAGTATGAACATAAAATCGGTGACCTGATTTCCCGGTTTAAAGAGGCTGGTGGGGTGGTAAATGAAGTTGAGCTATAAGCTGGTTATCGCTGCATTCTTCTTTACTGTCATCGGTTCTTTCATCTGGTCTGCCAACCACTACTACAGCAAATATCAGCACGAAAAGAAACGTGCTGATGAGGCTGTACAAAATGTTGAATCTGCAACAGCCATTACCCGTAACGTCCTGCAATCACTGCAAATCGTCAATACAGTTATAGAGGTTAACCAGCATGCAAAACAGCAGATCGCACTGGAGTCACAGAGAACCCAGGAAGATATCAAAGTGGCTGTTGCGGATGATGATTGTGCTTCACGTCCTGTGCCTGCTGCCGCTGCTGACCGGTTGCGGAAATTCGCGAACGGTTTACGTGAGCGCTCCGGTGGCACCACTGCCAGCCAGCCTGACTTCTGATACTCCTGTACCGTTTATACCCAATCCGCTGACGTATGGTACCAGTCTGGAGTTGAATGTTGCTCTATTGTCAGCCTTGGGACAATGTAATTTTGATAAAACTGGAATCAGAAAGATTGAATCACGGCGCGCTATTTTGCATTCGAAAGACAAATAGCTCGAGTTATATTTTTCATTATCAGTGCGAATGCGCCTAATAAAGCTGTGTATTATGATAATTTTATAAAACTTATGGGCTTAAATTCAGACGCCAGCGTTTTTATAGTGTAATGTAGCAGCTTACATAAAATATGCATCGTGATTAACTATTAGTCCAACCTTTTGGACCAATATGAAAGTGGAAGTTTGTACAAATCGTTTGTAGATGATTAAACATGTGTCTAGTAGAGCTAGTCATGAACAGGTTTATTACGTATCATTTTGTTTAGATTATCGAGAGTACAACTAGTAGAGCAGCTAATCTTTAGATAGTGCCAGTGATGTTCACTTACGATAAACTAACCTTTTCATTCAGTGGAGGTTATGATGTGGCATACATTACTTAACTGGCCTTGGGGAACTGTGTGGTCAGCTGTATCGGCTTTAGGTTCAATTGTAACTGTTACATTAGGTTTTTGGGCAATGAATGTTTGGCGGCGACAGGAGGCTCTGAAGGCCAAAATGGCTCTGAAAATGGCAGTGGCTGATTATTCAAATGCATTATCACAGCTACCTTTATCTCTTAGTCGTAATGTTCGTATTGAAAAAAGGGCCGAGCTACGAGAGTTAAGCCATAAATTAAATGCTATTAATAATGCTTTTTTGATATGCGAACATATGTTGGAAAAATACCCACGTGTAAACAGCGGTTGTCGTTCTTTATCTGTTGCCCACAAAGAATATATTAGAATGAGAGATAATAGTATTCAGGCGAAATATATTTGTCATAATATTCTTTCAGAACAGTTTGTATTCAAATGAAAATGAACGATTGGTATTTACTTGCCGTTTATTCATTGGATTGAAAAGTCTATTTAGCAAACCGTGTTAAAGCGGTTTCTGATTGCAGTTATGGTTAGATATTTAACGAAAACTACAGGGATAATAGATGCCTCCACGAACCCCAAAAGCCTGCCGCGTTCGCGGCTGCCGCCATACCACGACTGACCCATCAGGCTACTGCGAAAGCCACAAAAGCGAAGGCTGGAAGCAATACAAGTCTGGCCAGTCCCGTCATCAGCGCGGTTATGGTTCGAAGTGGGACGTTATCCGCGCGCGTGTGCTGAAGCGTGACAAAGGCCTGTGCCAGTTGTGCCTGCGTGCCGGTGTGGTGCGCGAGGCGAAAACCGTTGACCACATCATCCCTAAAGCGCATGGCGGCACCGATGCAGACAGTAACCTACAGAGTCTGTGCTGGCCGTGTCATAAGGCGAAGACGGCCCGTGAACGGATTAAGTAAGAACCAGTTCCCACTGCCAGAGGGGAGGGGCGGGTCAAATCCCTGTGACCTGACGTCTTCCGGACTGCCCGCCCCATCGTTTTTTTATACCCGCGAAAAATGAAATTTAACCAGGAGTGCCGCATATGGCTGGAACGGCGGGGCTTTCCGGGCGTCGCCCCAAGCCAACGGCGCGCAAGGCGCTGGCCGGAAACCCCGGCAAGCGAGCCCTGAATAAAGATGAACCTGTTTTTACGCCCATCAAAGGTGTTGAGCCACCGGAGTGGTTCGCTGAAGAAGATCTCCCTCTCGCCACGATCATGTGGCAACTGACAACCAAAGAACTCTGCGGTCAGGGCCTGCTGTGCGTGACTGACCTCGCGGTGCTTGAGCGGTGGTGCGTGGCCTACGAGTTCTGGCGGCGTGCCGTGAAAAATATTGCCAGACAGGGCAACACCATCACCGGTGCAATGGGTGGCATGGTCAAAAATCCGGAGCTGACCGCCAAGAAAGAACAGGAGTCCGAGATGAGCAGCACGGGGGCAATGCTCGGACTCGACCCCAGCAGCCGCCAGCGTCTGATTGGCCTGGCGGGGCAGAAGAAAGCCACTAACCCGTTTCTGAAAATCATCGAATCATGAGCCGGAAATCTTACCCCAACGTAAATGCTGCCAATCAGTATGCCCGTGATGTCGTGCGCGGAAAGATTGTGGCCTGCCAGTTTGTGATTCAGGCCTGCCAGCGCCATCTTGATGACCTGATGGCGGAAAAAAGTAAGTCGTTTCGTTACCGCTTCGACAAGGACCTGGCTGAACGGGCCGCGAAATTTATTCAGCTGTTGCCACACACCAAGGGGGAGTGGGCATTCAAGAGGATGCCCATCACGCTGGAACCGTGGCAGCTCTTTGTGATCTGCTGTGCGTTTGGCTGGGTCAATAAAGGCTCCCGGCTGCGCCGCTTCAGGGAGGTGTATACCGAAATCCCCCGTAAGAACGGCAAATCGGCAATCTCTGCCGGTGTTGCCCTGTATTGTTTTGCCTGTGATAACGAGTTTGGCGCGGAAGTGTATTCCGGTGCCACGACAGAGAAACAGGCGTGGGAAGTCTTTCGCCCGGCGCGACTGATGTGTAAACGCACACCCATGCTGACGGAAGCGTTCGGGATTGAGGTTAACGCCTCAAACATGAACCGTCCGGAGGATGGCGCGCGGTTTGAACCGCTGATCGGTAACCCCGGTGATGGTTCATCACCCCACTGTGCCGTGGTGGATGAATATCACGAGCACGCCACCGATGCGCTTTATACCACGATGCTTACCGGGATGGGCGCGCGACGTCAGCCACTGATGTGGGCCATCACCACCGCCGGGTACAACATTGAGGGGCCGTGCTACGACAAGCGGCGGGAAGTTATCGAGATGCTCAACGGTTCGGTACCCAACGATGAACTGTTCGGGATCATCTATACCGTTGACGAAGGCGATGACTGGACCGACCCGCAGGTGCTGGAAAAAGCTAACCCGAATATTGGCGTGTCGGTTTATCGCGAATTTTTGTTAAGTCAGCAGCAGCGTGCGAAAAATAACGCCCGTCTGGCAAACGTCTTTAAAACAAAACACCTCAATATCTGGGTGTCGGCGCGTTCGGCGTATTTCAACCTGGTGAGCTGGCAGAGCTGCGAGGATAAATCACTGACCCTTGAGCAGTTCGAGGGGCAACCGTGCATTCTGGCCTTTGACCTGGCGCGTAAGCTGGATATGAACAGCATGGCGCGACTTTATACCCGCGAGATTGACGGTAAAACGCATTACTACAGTGTGGCTCCGCGCTTCTGGGTACCGTATGACACGGTGTACAGCGTCGAGAAAAATGAAGATCGCCGGACAGCCGAACGCTTTCAGAAATGGGTGGAAATGGGCGTTCTGACCGTTACCGATGGTGCGGAGGTGGATTATCGCTACATCCTCGAGGAGGCCAAAGCGGCGAACAAAATCAGCCCGGTCAGTGAGTCACCCATCGACCCCTTCGGGGCGACCGGGTTGTCACATGACCTTGCTGATGAAGACCTGAATCCCGTCACTATCATTCAGAACTACACCAACATGTCCGACCCGATGAAAGAGCTGGAAGCGGCAATTGAATCGGGGCGCTTTCATCATGATGGCAATCCCATCATGACCTGGTGTATCGGCAATGTGGTCGGCAAAACCATTCCGGGTAACGATGATGTGGTGAAACCCGTCAAAGAGCAGGCGGAAAACAAAATTGACGGTGCAGTTGCGCTGATTATGGCGGTTGGCAGAGCCATGCTGTACGAGAAAGAAGACACGCTGTCTGACCACATTGAGTCCTATGGGATCCGCTCGCTTTAACTGAGGTAATTATGATCATGCTGATTCTCGCGCCTCTGGTGGGCGTGCTGGGGGCGCTTTTGCTGGCGTATGGTGCCTGGCTGATTTATCCCCCGGCGGGGTTTGTTGTTGCCGGGTCGTTGTGCCTGTTCTGGTCGTGGCTGGTAGCGCGATATCTCGACCGTACACAGCTGTCTGTTGGTGGAGGTAAATAGTGTTCTTTTCGGGATTATTTCAACGAAAAAGTGACGCACCGGTGACCACGCCAGCAGAGCTGGCGGATGCCATCGGGTTGTCCTACGACACCTATACCGGAAAGCAGATCAGCAGTCAGCGGGCCATGCGACTGACGGCGGTTTTTTCCTGCGTCAGAGTGCTGGCAGAGTCGGTCGGGATGTTGCCCTGCAATCTGTATCACCTGAACGGCAGCCTGAAGCAGAGAGCCACCGGCGAACGTCTGCATAAACTGATCTCCACGCATCCCAATGGCTATATGACGCCGCAGGAGTTCTGGGAGCTGGTGGTCACCTGTCTGTGCCTGCGGGGAAACTTTTACGCCTACAAAGTGAAAGCATTTGGCGAAGTGGCTGAACTGCTGCCCGTCGATCCCGGCTGTGTGGTACCGAAGCTTAACAGTAGCTGGGAGCCGATCTATCAGGTCACATTCCCGGATGGCTCCACGGATGTACTGAGCCAGGAGGATATCTGGCATGTGCGCACGCTGACGCTGGACGGACTGGTGGGGCTGAATCCCATCGCCTATGCCCGCGAGGCAATATCGCTGGCAGCTGCGACCGAAGAGCACGGGGCCAGACTGTTCAGCAATGGCGCGGTGACGTCGGGTGTGTTGCGTACAGAGCAGACGCTGTCAGATCAGGCTTATGAGCGCCTGAAGAAAGATTTTGAGGAGCGTCACACCGGGCTTGGCAATGCTCACCGCCCGATGATCCTTGAGATGGGGCTGGACTGGAAGTCGATGGCGCTGAACGCCGAGGACAGCCAGTTCCTGGAAACCCGCAAGTTTCAGCTTGAAGAAATCTGTCGTCTGTTCCGGGTGCCGTTGCACATGGTGCAGAACACCGATCGCGCCACCTTCAACAATATCGAAGAGCTGGGGCTGGGATTTATCAACTATTCACTGGTGCCGTATCTGACCCGCATCGAACAGCGGATCAACACCGGACTGGTACGAAAAAGTAAGCAGGGCGTTTATTACGCCAAATTTAACGCCGGGGCGTTACTGCGCGGGGATATGAAGTCCCGTTTTGAAGCCTACGCCACCGGGATCAACTGGGGAATTTACTCTCCCAATGACTGCCGCGACCTGGAAGATATGAATCCGCGTCCCGGTGGTGATGTCTATCTCACACCGATGAACATGACCACGAAACCCTCCGATGGCAGTAAAGCCGGTAAGCAGAAGGATAACGCCAATGCAGACGAAACAACGTCTTGATGTACCGCTGAGTCTGAAATCTGTCAGTGACTCCGGTGAGTTTGAAGGGTATGGCTCCGTCTTTGGTGTAAAGGACAGCCACGATGATGTGGTGATGTCCGGGGCATTTGCTGCTTCCCTGCGGGCGTGGAGTGACAGAAAAGCGTTACCTGCGCTGCTCTGGCAGCACCGCATGGATGAGCCCATCGGAGTTTACACCGAAATGAAGGAAGACGATGTCGGGCTTTACGTCAGGGGGCGGTTGCTCATTGATGATGATCCCCTGGCAAAACGCGCACATGCACACATGAAGGCCGGTTCGTTAACCGGCCTTTCTATTGGGTACGTCCTGAAAGACTGGGAATACGACCGGACGAAAGAAGCCTTTTTGCTGAAAGAAATCGACCTCTGGGAAGTCAGTCTGGTGACGTTTCCGTCTAACGACGAGGCGCGGATCAGCGACGTCAAGAACGCGCTGGCCCGCGGGAAAATCCCTGAACAGAAAAAAATCGAAAGAGTCCTGCGTGATGTCGGACTCTCCCGTACCCAGGCCAAAGCATTCATGGCCGGGGGCTATGGCGCACTGTCCCTGCGCGACGCTGAGGATGTGGGCTCTGCACTGAATGCACTGAAAAATCTGAACTTCTAATCAGGAGAAATACGATGGCAGTTGATATTAAAGATGTCGAACAGGTCGCGCAGGAGCTGCAGCAGAAGTTTGACGACTTCAAGGCAAAGAACGACAAGCGCGTGGATGCGATTGAGCAGGAAAAAGGCAAACTTGCCGGGCAGGTGGAAACCCTGAACGGGAAACTCAGCGAGCTGGAAAACCTCAAAAGCGATCTTGAAAAAGAGCTGCTTGAGCTGAAACGTCCGGCAGGTGGTGCGCAAAATAAACTGGCCACCGAGCATAAAGAAGCGTTTGTGGGCTTCCTGCGTAAAGGCCGTGAAGATGGTCTGCGCGATCTGGAGCGCAAGGCATTACAGGTGGGCACCGATGAAGACGGTGGCTATGCCGTGCCGGAAGCGCTGGATCGCAACATTCTGACCTTGCTGAAAGATGAAGTGGTGATGCGCCAGGAAGCCACGGTGATCACCGTTGGCGGTTCCGACTACAAAAAACTGGTGAATCTGGGCGGCACGGCTTCCGGATGGGTTGGCGAGACTGACGCGCGCTCCCAGACTGCCACCTCCAGACTGGGGCTGATTGAACCTTTCATGGGGGAAATCTACGGTAACCCGCAGGCCACCCAGAAAATGCTGGATGATGCCTTTTTCAACGTGGAGGCCTGGATCAACAGCGAGCTGGCAACCGAATTTGCCGAACAGGAAGAAATTGCCTTTACCACCGGCGATGGTACCAAGAAGCCGAAAGGGTTCCTGGCGTATGAATCCACGGATGAAACCGATAAGGTCCGGGCGTTCGGCAAACTTCAGCATATTGTATCCGGCGACGCGACTGCGGTGACCGCAGACGCCATTATCAAACTGATTTACACGCTGCGAAAGGCACACCGCACCGGCGCGAAGTTCATGATGAACAACAACAGCCTGTTTGCCATCCGTTTGCTGAAAGACACCGAGGGTAACTATCTGTGGCGTCCGGGGCTGGAACTGGGGCAGCCGTCCTCTCTGGCGGGTTACGGTATCGCTGAAAACGAACAGATGCCGGATATCGCCGCTGATGCGAAAGCCATTGCATTTGGTAACTTCAAACGGGGTTACACCATCGTTGACCGTATCGGCACCCGCATTCTGCGTGACCCGTACACCAATAAACCGTTTGTCGGTTTTTATACAACCAAGCGCACCGGCGGGATGCTGGTCGATTCGCAGGCCATCAAACTGCTGAAGATTGCTGCGGCGTAATCATTCAGGGGCGCGGAACCGCGCCCCCTGTTCTGACGGGTGAAGAATCATGATCCTGAAACAAGATCTGAAATGGTCACCGGACGGTATGCGTGTTGAGGTCATTCGGGCCGGTGAGTATGACGACGGGGCGCTTCCTGCCCGGGTGCAGGAGATTGCACTTCAGGCCGGGTTAGCAGAGCGCGGAACCAGTGCAAAAAGCAGTAAAGCGGCAAAAGAGAAAAAAGCCACGACCAGTAAAGAGGGCTGAGTATGCTTCTGACAATGGAAGAGATTAAAGCCCAACTCCGGCTGGATGAGGATTACGATGCTGATGACCGCCATCTGCAACTGCTGGCCTGTGCGGCGCAAAAGCGGACGGAAACGTATCTGAACCGGAAGCTCTATGCACCGGATGAAACCATTCCGGACAGCGATCCGGACGGGCTGCACCTGCCGGATGATATTCGTCTGGGGATGCTGATGCTTATCAGCCATTTTTACGAAAACCGCTCGTCGGTTACGGAAGTGGAGAAACTCGACATGCCGCAGAGTTTTGGCTGGCTTGTCGGCCCGTACAGGTACTTTCCGCAATGAAAATTCGTCAGGCGCAGACCAGCGCAACCTACATTCTGCCGGACCCCGGTGAACTGAATAAACGCGTCCTGATCCGCCAGCGGGTGGATATGCCCGTGGATAACTTTGGCGTGGAGTCTCAATACCCGGTTACGTTCCGGACATGGGCGAAGGTTATCCAGACCAGTGCCACCACCTGGCAGGAAACCGCGCAGACCGGGGACGCCATCACCCATTACATCACCATTCGCTACCGCCGGGGGATCACCGCTGATTATGAGGTGGTCTGCGGTGACAGTGTGTACCGGGTGAAACGTCAGCGCGATCTGAACGGGGCGCGGCGCTTTCTGCTGCTGGAGTGTACGGAACTGGGCGAATTTACGCAGAGTCACGGAGGCAGCAATGGCGACTCCCTTTTTTCACGTTGATGTTCAGCAGCCCGCGGAGATGCGCTTTAACCGCGCCCGTGTCCGGCGGGCGTTTGTCACGATTGGTCAGCGTCATATGCGTGATGCCCGTCGGCTGGTGATGCGCCGTGCGCGGTCGGCACCGGGTGAAAACCCCGGTTATCAGACCGGACGCCTGGCACGTTCGATTGGTTACATGGTACCCAGAGCCAGTAAACATCGCCCTGGTTTTATGGCACGTATAGCCCCTAACCAGCGTAATGGAGAGGGAAACCGCCGTATCACCGGTGATTTTTATCCGGCTTTTTTGTTCTATGGCGTGAGGCGAGGGGCAAAGCGTCGTCGCAGCCATCATCGTGGTGCATCCGGTGGCAGCGGCTGGCGACTGGCTCCACGTAATAACTTCATGGTGGAAACGCTTGAAAAGAACCGCAGCTGGACACGCTATTTTCTGGCGCGGGAATTGCGTAAATCACTGAAGCCGGAGCGACGACGCAGATGAAACTGACGCCTGTTATTGCTGCGCTGCGTGCCCGCTGCCCGTATTTTGAAAACCGGGTGGCAGGCGCGGCACAGTTCAAAAATCTGCCGGAGGTCGGAAAGTTGAGACTCCCGGCGGCGTATGTGGTACCGGGTGATGACTCTCCGGGAGAAAACAAAAGCCAGACCGACTACTGGCAGGAGCTGAAAGAGGGCTTCTCCGTGGTTGTCATACTGAGTAACGGGCGTGATGAGCGCGGTCAGTTTGCCTCGTATGATGTGGTGGACGATGTCCGGCAGATGCTCTTTAAGGTCCTGCTGGGCTGGAACCCGGAAGCGTGCGGTAACCCGATTACCTATGACGGCGGCACGCTGCTGGATCTGAATCGTCATGAGCTGATTTATCAGTTCGATTTTTCGGTCATCAGCGAGCTGACCGAAGACGATACCCGCCAGCAGGATGAGCTGAACAGTCTGGATGAACTGCGAACGCTGGCGATTGATGTTGATTATCTCGATCCCGGTAACGGGCCTGACGGCGATATCGAACATCACACCGAAATAACCCTTCCTTCCTGAGAATCTTCATGTTTGTGAAACCTGTTAAAGGGCGGTCAGTGCCTGACCCTGCCCGCGGTGACCTTTTGCCCACCGAAGGGCGAAATGTTGACGAGAACAACTACTGGCTGCGCCGTGAAGCAGCGGGTGATATCCGGCGCGTGAATAAAAAGGTGAACACCGATGACGATAAGCTTTAACACCATTCCGTCGAATACGCTGGTTCCGCTGTTTTATGCGGAAATGGATAACCAGGCGGCGAATACTGCACAGGACAGCGGGGCATCGTTGCTGATTGGTCACGCCAATAACGGTGCAGAGATTGTTGCCAACAGTCTGGTGCTGATGCCGTCGGCAGACTATGCACGCCAGATTTGTGGTGCGGGAAGTCAGCTGGCGCGTATGGTCGAGGCTTATCGCCAGACCGACCCGTTTGGCGAGCTGTATGTGATTGCCGTTCCGGAAGCCACAGGCGCGTCGGCAACGGTTACGCTGACGGTGACCGGAGCAGCAACCGAAACCGGCACGGTGAATGTGTATGTGGGACGTACCCGCGTGCAGGCACCGGTGACCAACGGCGATAACGTCACGACGATTGCCAGCAGTATCAAAGATGCCATCAATGCCGTTCCGGCCCTGCCGTTTACGGCCTCATCTTCGGCAGGCGTGGTCACACTGACCGCGCGTCATAAGGGGCTTTGCGGGAATGAAATTCCTGTCAGCCTCAATTACTACGGCTTTGGTGGGGGCGAAGTGCTGCCAGCGGGTGTACAGATTGCCGTGGCGACGGGGACCGCCGGAACGGGCGCTCCGGTTCTCACCGGTGCGGTGGCTGCAATGGCGGATGAGCCGTTTGATTATATCGGTCTGCCGTTCAACGACACGGCCTCCGTTAACACGCTGGTGACCGAGATGAACGATACCAGCGGTCGCTGGAGCTATGCGCGTCAGCTGTATGGTCATGTGTATACGGCAAAGATCGGCACGCTGTCAGAACTGGTGACCGCAGGTGACCAGTTTAACCAGCAGCACATCACCCTGGCGGGGTACGAAAAAGAGACCCAGACGCCTGCCGACGAGCTGGCGGCAAGCCGTACCGCCCGCGCAGCGGTGTTTATCCGCAACGATCCGGCACGTCCCACGCAGACCGGTGAGCTGGTGGGTATGCTGCCTGCGCCGAAGGGGAAACGGTTCACGATGACCGAGCAGCAGACCCTGCTGTCTCATGGCGTGGCAACGGCGTATGTCGAAAGCGGGGTGCTGCGCATTCAGCGTGATGTCACCACGTACAGGAAAAATGCTTACGGGGTTGCGGATAACAGCTACCTCGACAGCGAGACGCTGCATACCAGTGCGTATGTACTGCGCAAACTGAAATCCGTCATTACCAGTAAGTACGGGCGTCACAAGCTTGCCTGTGACGGTACCCGCTTTGGTCCCGGTCAGGCGATTGTCACCCCGGCGGTGATCAAAGGGGAACTGCTGGCAACCTACCGTCAGCTCGAGCGTGCGGGGATCGTGGAAAACTACGAACTGTTCAAGCAGTACCTGGTTGTGGAGCGTGATGCCAGCGATCCGAACCGCCTGAACACGCTGTTCCCGCCTGACTATGTTAACCAGTTGCGTGTCTTTGCCGTGGTTAACCAGTTCCGTCTTCAGTATTCAGAGGAGTCTGCATAATGGCCCGTATCGGGGGAACCTGTTATTTCAAAATTGACGGTCAGCAGCTATCGCTGACCGGCGGCATTGAGGTGCCCATGAACAGGACGGTCAATGATGACATCATCGGCCTGGACGGTTCAGTGGACCGCAAGGAAACTCACCGTGCGCCTTATGTCAAAGGGACCTTCAAGGTGCCGAAGAATTTTCCGGTGAGCAAAATCACCTCGTCTGATGAGATGACCATCACTGCCGAGCTGGCGAACGGTCAGGTCTATGTACTGTCGTCTGCCTGGCTGCACGGCGAAGCGAACCATAATGCCGAAGAAGGCACGGTCGATCTTGAGTTCCACGGTGAAGAAGGGGATTACCAGTAATGAAAGAGCTTGAGTTAAAGAAACCGATTACCGCTCATGGCGAGACACTCTCCGTACTGGAGTTTGATGAGCCCACCGGGAAAGATGTCCGCGAGCTGGGGTATCCCTACCAGATGAATCAGGATGAGTCCGTCAGACTTCTGGCGCATGTGGTATCGAAATATATTGTGCGGCTGGCGAAAGTGCCGCAAAGCTCTGTCGACCAGATGTCTCCGGCAGACCTGAATGCAGCGGCGTGGCTTGTGGCTGGTTTTTTCCTCCAGGCCTGACGGCTGAATACCTTACTGATCGCTTCTTTGATTGCGCCAGCTACTGGCGCATTAATCCCTTCGAATTGCTGAATATGCCGATCAGTGAAATTCCCTTGCTGGTCAGTCAGGCAAACAGGATAGAGCAGGAGAAACGCACACATGGCTGAATTTGAGCTTAAGGCGTTGATCACCGGTGTCGACAGGCTTTCTCCCGCGCTGTCGAAAATGCAAAAGAAAATCCGGGGATTTAAACGCCAGGCGGAAGAAGCGTCACAGGGTGGGCTGGCGCTTGGTGGCGGACTGGCAGCGGGTCTGACGCTTTCCCTGAAATCTTATGCCGATCAGGAAAACGCCGCCACCGGGCTGAAAGTCGCCATGATGGATGCGAATGGCGAGGTTGGAAAGAGCTTTCAGGACATCAATAAACTGGCTATTGGCCTGGGTAACCAGCTACCCGGTACAACGGCTGATTTCCAGAACATGATGCAGATGCTGGTGCGTCAGGGGATCCCGGCAGAAAACATTCTTGGCGGTGTGGGTAAAGCGACAGCTTATCTTGCGGTACAACTGAAAAAAACACCGGAAGCGGCTGCTGAGTTTGCTGCAAAGATGCAGGATGCTACCGGAACGGCGTCAGAAGACATGATGGGGCTGTTCGACACTATCCAGAAGGCGTTTTATCTGGGCGTTGACGATACCAACATGTTGTCCTTCTTCACTAAAACCAGTTCTGTTCTGAAGATGGTGAACAAGGACGGTCTTCAGGCTGCACAGAGCCTTGCCCCCATCAGCGTCATGATGGATCAGATGGGGATGAACGGGGAGTCGGCAGGTAATGCCCTGCGAAAAGTTATCCAGTCCGGATTAAGCGTTAAGAAAATCAGGGACGTCAATAAAATCATGGCCCGCCAGAAACTCGGGGTACAGCTCGATTTTACTGACGGCAAAGGAAGTTTTGGCGGTCTTGATAACATGTTCAGGCAACTGGCAAAGCTGCGAAAACTGACCGACGTTAAGCGAACAGGTGTACTTAAGGCAATATTTGGTGATGATGCCGAAACCCTTCAGGTGGTCAATGCACTAATCGATAAAGGAAAGGATGGCTACGATCAGATCCAGCAGAAGATGAATAAACAGGCCAGCCTGAATAAACGTGTTCAGGCCCAGCTTGGTACGCTGTCCAACCTGTGGGAGGCAATGACGGGGACCGCAACTAACGGCCTTGCGGCTATTGGCGGCGCATTTTCTGGTGACGCCAAAAATATCACGCAATGGCTGGGGGAGTTGGGGGAGAAATTCACGAAGTTTGCGGATGAAAATCCCCGGGTTATTCGCGGCGTCGTCGGGCTTGCTGCCGGTCTTGCGATTCTGAAACTGGGATTGATGGGCGTGGGCAGTGCCATCAGTATCGTCAGCAGGATCATGTCGATGACGCCGATTGGCATGATTGCGACGGCGATTGCCCTGGCTGCGGGATTAATTATCACTAACTGGGATGTTGTCGGACCTTATTTTAAGAAACTCTGGGAAACCATTAGTCCTTATTTTGAGGCTGGCTGGGAACTTCTGAAGAAGGTTTTTGCCTGGTCGCCGCTGGGGATGGTGATCAATAACTGGGGACCGGTTGTTAAGTGGTTTCAGGATATGTGGGATAAGCTGAAGCCGATTATTGAATGGTTTACCGACAGTTCCGGTGACACGGTCGATGCCATTAACTCGGCGCAGTGGGGCGCGGGTGCTTATGATGCTTATGGGACGGGAATACCGGCACGGGGATACACTCCTTATCCGGCGGTGGATCCGGCTCAGGCAAACAACGCCTCCGATGCCACAGGCTCGAATCCCTTCATGATTAATAAAGCTACCGCGCCAAAAGTTGATGGTGAGATCAAGGTATCATTTATAAATATGCCACCAGATATGCGGGTTACGGAAACACGCTCCAGTGGCATTGATATAAATCACGATGTTGGCTATACCCGATTTTGGTAGCCAGGATTCCCCTCACAGGTATTGCTGGTTGTAAGTCATAAATAGAGTGATAGAATTAATGCACATTTAGAAAAATGTTAATAGGCGAAAAATGAAAGGCTATATCACAGCAAGTGTAATTCTTGGAGCAGCGGCTATTTTTTCATCTCTCATAATCTCTGGCAACATCTCCTTTAAAGATGAACATATTATTCAGTTATCTGGAGGAGCCATAAAACTTGGTGATGTTTATAAAGAAAATAAATTGATAAGTGCAAAGATTATTTTTCCAGATAATCAGGGTGAACAGATTCTTGTTGTCGACGGCAATCCTGAAAACTTTAAGGAGGATTTTCAGGAGAAATTAAATAAAGTAATAAAAACTTTAAATGCGTCAAAGAAAAAAGATGAAGAGAAAGTTAGCCTGGATAATTTAAGTGTTATTGAAGAGTCTAAACTAGAGCTCGTTTCTGCGGTGCGTTACTCTGCTCAGTATGTTCCTATGTTTACTCTGACGCTGGACAAAAAAGAAATTACCATGCCTAAAAATACGGTAATATTTCCATTTGCCAGCGATGAAACAGCTAAGTATTTAAATGAACAACAGCAAAAGTATAAAGATTCGTTGTTTCTGACTCGCTAATTAATAAAATTCATTACAAGGCCACCTTCTAATAGGTGGCTTTTTTATTTTCGGAGTGTATATGACGTGGAAAGACAGGCTTCAGGATGCGTCATTTCGAGGTGTGCCGTTTAAGGTTGAAGAAGAAAGTGCGGGAACCGGCCGTCGTGTGGAAACACACGAATATCCGAACCGCGACAAACCCTATACCGAAGATCTGGGAAAAGTCACTTTCCGCCCGTCCATCACAGCTTATGTGGTGGGAGATGACTGCTTTGACCAGCGCGATCGCCTGATTGAAGCGCTGAATAAACCCGGTCCCGGCACGCTTGTCCACCCGACATATGGTGAGCTGAAAGTCTGTGTTGACGGGGAAGTTCGGGTCAGCACATCGAAAAGTGAAGGGCGTATTGTCCGCTTTGACCTGAAGTTTGTCGAAGCGGGAGAACTCTCTTACCCCACATCAGGTGCGGCGACGGCGCAGACGCTGATGTCATCCTGTTCTGCACTGGATGACTGCATCAGTGACAGTTTCAGTGGTTTCAGTATCGATGGTGTGGCGGATTTCGTGCAGAACGACGTTATCGGTAATGCCAGCATAATACTGGGGTATGTTTCTGATGCGATGAAAGTGGTGGATTCTGCCGTATCGGATGCCGCCAGGCTGTTGCAGGGGGATATCTCGGTACTTCTGCCGCCGCCATCGTCAGGCAAAAATTTCGTTGAGCAGGTGCAGAAAATGTGGCGTACCGGGAAACGCCTTTATGGTAACGCCAGCGACCTGGTCACCATGATCAAAACGCTTTCCGGTGTCAGCCTCGGCAGCGATCTGCAACCGCGCGGCGTCTGGAAAACGGACAGTAAAACCACCGCCACGGCGACGCAGCAGCGTAACGTGGTTGCCAGCACCCTTCGTACGACCGCAATCAGCGAAGCGGCGTATGCCGTCACCCGATTGCCTGCGCCAACAACTTCCGCGGTGATGCAGAATTCCGCAGTGGGGCAGGCAACAACACCCGCGCAGAGCACTGGCTGGCCTTCCGTCACGCATCCGGCACTGAACAATGCACCGGCGGTGAAAAACACGGTTGACCTGCCGACGTGGGAAGAACTGACTGACATTCGCGACACACTGAATACGGCAATTGATAAGGAGTTGTCCCGTACAACCAGCGATGCGCTGTTTCTGGCGCTGCGCCGGGTGAAAGCAGATCTGAATGCGGATATCAACACGCGCCTTGAACAGTCTGCACGGATCATTCAGCGCACACCGGATGAGGTTTTACCCGCGCTGGTGCTGGCAGCGACCTGGTTTGATAACGCGGCGCGTGACGCGGACATTATCCGGCGTAATGCCATTACGCATCCCGGCTTTGTGCCGGTGATCCCTCTGAAGGTGCCAGTGCAATGAACGACAATGTCACGCTACGGGTAAATGGCCGGGAGTGGAATGGCTGGACATCGGTGCGCATCGGTGCCGGTATTGAACGGCTGGCGCGGGATTTCAGTGTGGAGATCACCCGCCAGTGGCCGGGAGATGAGGGTATTACCACGCTTCAGCCGCGCATTAAAAACGGTTCAAAAGTGGAGGTGCTGATTGGTGATGAGCGGGTGATCACCGGCTGGGTGGAGGCGACGCCCGTTCGTTACGATGCCCGTTCGGTCAGCACCGGTATTGCCGGACGCAGTCTGACCGCTGACCTGATTGACTGTGCAGCCGAACCGACACAGTTTAACGGACGATCGCTGGTACAGATTGCGCAGGCGCTTGCTGCGCCTTTCGGCATTGAGGTGGTGAACAACGGTGCGCCGTCGGGTGTTATTCCTGATGTCCAGCCTGATCACGGTGAAACGGTGATTGAGGTAATCAACAAAATACTCGGTCAGCAGCAGGCACTGGCTTACGACGACCCGCACGGCAGGCTGGTGATTGGCGGTATTGGCTCAACGCGGGCACATACTGCGCTGGTACTCGGGGAAAACATCCTTTCCTGCGATACGGAGAAGAGTATCCGGGAGCGGTTTTCTGTTTACCAGGTGGCGGGGCAGCGTGCCGGAAACGACGATGATTTCGGTGAGGCCACCACCACCGCGCTGCGGGCCCGCACAGAGGACGCATTTATTGCCCGTTACCGTCCGATGCATATCAGGCAGACAGGGCAGGCTACGGGGGCAGGCTGTATTGCCCGTGCGGACTTTGAAGCCCGACAACGGGCGGCGCGGACGGATGAAACCACCTATGTGGTGCAGGGCTGGCGACAGGGTAACGGTACGCTGTGGCAGCCCAACCAGCGGGTGATTGTCTTTGATCCGGTCTGTGGTTTCGACAATACCGAACTGCTTGTTTCGGAAGTCACGTTTACTCAGGACCAGAACGGCACCCTGACGGAAATCCGTGTCGGCCCACCTGATGCTTATCTGCCTGAACCCGAAGTCCCCGGCGCGCGGAAAAAGAAAAAAGCCAGAGTACAGGAGGACCCGTTCTGATGAGGACGATTGAAGCCATGCAGCGACAACTCCTCGGCCTGATTGGGCGGGCCGTGGTGAAAAGCATCAGTGCCGCCACGAAATGTCAGACCGTGGATGTGTCCCTGATTGCCGGTGAACCCAAAGCAGGGGTTGAACATCTTGAACCCTACGGTTTTACCTCAAGGGCAAACAGCGGTGCGGAAGCGGTGGTGTTGTTTCCGGATGGCGACCGTTCTCATGCGGTGGTTGTTACGGTGTCGGACCGGCGCTACCGCCTGAAAGGGCTGCAGACGGGTGAGGTGGCTGTCTATGACGATCAGGGGCAGTCCGTGACGCTGACCCGGGAGGGGATCGTGGTGGACGGTGCAGGTAAAACGATCACGTTTCGCAATTCACCTAAAGCACGTTTTGAAATGGACCTGGAAGTGACAGGACAGGTGAAAGACCTGTGCGACTCCGGCGGCACCACCATGTCAGCGATGCGGCTTGCCTATAACGGGCATCGTCACAGAGAGAACGGTCAGGGCAGTAACACCGACAAACCTGATAAAGCGATGGAGGCATGATGGAACTGTGGCTGACGGTGAACGGTAAACGCACCTGCGCCAGCGCACCGCTGGATCCGCTGACCCGCGCTGTGGTGATTTCCCTGTTTACCTGGCGGCGGGCGGAGCCTGATGACAACGCCGACGTCCCGATGGGATGGTGGGGGGATACCTGGCCTGCGGTACAGAATGACCGTTACGGCTCCCGACTGTGGCTGCTTCAGCGCAGCAAACTGACCAATCAGCTGGTGCAGACGGTAAGGGGGTATATCCGCGAATGCCTGCAATGGATGATTGATGACGGCGTGGTGTCCCGTATTGATCTGGATATCCGCCGCACCGGGATTAATGAACTGGGTAACAGTATCACTCTCTGGCGTCGTGACGGACCGGTAATGATTTCTTTTGATGATCTGTGGAGTGCGATAACGCATGGCGGACAGTGAATTTCAGCGCCCGACGCTGGCAGAAAACATCAGTATGCTCCGTAACGATTTATTCGCCAGGCTGGACGTCAGCGACACGCTCCGGCGCATGGATGAAGACGTGCGGGCAAAGGTGTATGCGGCGGCGCTGCATACGGTTTACGGGTACATCGATTATCTGGCAATGAATATGCTGCCTGACCTGTGCGATGAGTCCTGGCTGGCGCGACATGCTGCGATGAAACGGTGTCCGCGCAAGGGGGCCACGGCTGCCAGCGGGTATATGTGCTGGGAAGGTGTCAGCGATGGCCTGAAGGTGACTGCCGGGAGCGTGATTCAGCGCGATGACCTGGTTCAGTACACGGCAACTGCCGATGCAACCAGCTCCGGTGGTGTCCTACGTGTGCCGATCACTTGCTCAACTACAGGCGCGGTCGGTAACGCTGACGACGGTACGTCATTAATCCTGGTCACGCCGGTGAATGGTCTGCCGTCTTCCGGTGTTGCAGATACCCTGACTGGCGGATTCGATACTGAAGATCTGGAAACGTGGCGCGCCCGCGTCATTGAGCGGTATTACTGGACGCCGCAGGGCGGGGCTGACGGGGACTATGTCGTCTGGGCTAAAGAAGTGCCCGGCATTACCCGCGCATGGACATACCGTCACTGGATGGGAACGGGAACTGTCGGTGTGATGATTGCCAGCAGTGACCTGATTAATCCCATTCCGGAAGAATCAACGGAAACGGCGGCAAGACAACATATCGAGCCACTGGCCCCGGTGGCAGGCTCTGATTTGTATGTGTTCAGGCCGGTGGCACATACGGTGGATTTTCATATCCGCGTGACGCCGGACACACCGGAAATACGGGCTGCCATCACCGCGGAGTTGCGTTCGTTCCTGCTGCGTGATGGTTATCCGCAGGGAGAACTGAAGGTATCGCGTATCAGTGAGGCGATTTCCGGTGCGAACGGGGAATACAGCCATCAGTTGCTTGCACCGGCAGACAATATCTCCATTGCAAAAAATGAACTGGCGGTTCTGGGGACGATTTCATGGACGTGACAAACGATGATTACATCCGTCTGTTGTCGGCACTGTTGCCCCCCGGTCCGGCGTGGTCAGCCAGTGATCCGGCGATTGCCGGTGCGGCACCGTCATTAACCCGTGTTCATCAGCGTGCGGATGCCCTGATGCGGGAGCTGGATCCGCGCACCACCACTGAACTGATAAACCGCTGGGAGCGTCTGTGCGGTCTGCCGGATGAATGTATTCCCGCAGGGACACAGACCCTTCGTCAGCGTCAGCAACGGCTGGATGCGAAGGTTAACCTGGCGGGCAGCATCAACGAGAATTTTTATCTTGCACAGCTTGCTGCCCTGGGCAGACCAGATGCCAACATCACGCGATACGACAAAAGCACGTTCACCTGCTCATCGGTCTGTACTGACGCGGTGAATGCGCCGGAATGGCGGTATTACTGGCAGGTCAACATGCCAGCTGCCACCAACACCACCTGGATGACATGTGGCGATCCCTGTGATTCCGCACTGCGTATCTGGGGCGACACCGTTGTCGAGTGTGTGCTTAACAAACTCTGCCCGTCGCATACCTACGTAATTTTTAAATATCCGGAGTAATTCATGCATCGTATAGACACGAAAACCGCGCAGAAGGATAAGTTCGGCGCGGGTAAGAACGGTTTTACCCGTGGTAACCCCCAGACCGGCACACCTGCCACCGATCTGGATGATGACTACTTTGACATGTTGCAGGAAGAACTTTGTAGCGTGGTAGAGGCCTCCGGTGCCAGCCTGGAGAAAGGGCGGCATGACCAGCTGCTTACCGCACTTCGTGCGCTGCTGTTAAGCCGCAAGAATCCGTTTGGCGATATCAAATCGGATGGCACTGTGCAAACGGCTCTCGAAAACCTTGGTTTGGGAGAAGGCTCTGCATTACCTGTTGGTGTCCCTGTTCCGTGGCCTTCAGCCACTCCGCCAACAGGCTGGCTGAAATGCAATGGTGCAGCTTTTTCTGCTGAAGAATACCCGGAACTGGCAAAAGTTTACCCGACAAATAAATTGCCTGATTTACGTGGTGAGTTTATTCGTGGCTGGGATGACGGGCGGGGGATTGATACAGGTCGCTCTATTTTAAGTATTCAGGGATATGCAACGGAGGATCATGCTCATGGATTACCGTCAAGATCCACGATTGTGACTGATGCAACTATTAATTTCTATTTTGATGAAAGCTGGGTAAATAGTGGCACTGATATTATCAAAAGAGGAAACACAAACGATGCCGGATTACCAGCACCGGATTATGGAACCTTTAAAACATATAAACAATCAGTGGCTGGTTTAGGTGCCGCAGCCTCAGAAACGCGTCCGCGTAATATTGCATTTAACTATATCGTGAGGGCAGCCTGATGCATAAAGCAATATTAAATAGTGAGCTCATTGCAACAAAGGCAGGGGATGTTACCGTTTATAACTATGATGGTGAAACACGGGAATATATTTCCACTTCAAATGAATATCTTGCCGTTGGTGTCGGCATTCCGGCATGTTCCTGTTTAGATGCCCCCGGCACACATAAGGCTGGTTATGCAATCTGCCGTTCTGCAGATTTTAACTCATGGGAATATGTGCCAGATCATCGCGGTGAAATTGTCTATAGCACCGAAACAGGAGAATCAAAAGAAATCACCGCTCCGGGTGATTACCCTGAAAATACAACCACTATCGCCCTATTAACGCCATATGATAAATGGGATGGTGAGAAATGGGTGACGGATATCGAGGCACAGCATAGCGCCGCAGTAGATGCAGCAGAAGCACAGCGCCAGTCGCTGATTGATACTGCAATGGCTTCCATTAGTCTGATTCAACTGAAATTGCAGGCCGGGAGGAAGCTGACGCAGACAGAAACCACCCGACTAAACGCTGTGCTGGATTACATTGACGCGGTGACGGCAACGGATACCAGCACCGCGCCGGATGTCATCTGGCCTGAACTGCCGGAGGCGTAGGCCATTCAATATCTGTAGCACTGGAGGTAATCAGATGGGTTGGTGCGATGGTACTAACAACTATAATATAAGCTTCAGTGTCGCCGTTCGTCCTTGGGGTTATCGCCATGAAAACATTGATACATGGTTTAGCCGTTACTTTTATAAAAATGCCAACAGTGCCTTAACCAGTGCCGGTGGTCGCACCAGCAATAACACCGTTTCGGGACAAGAGGCAACATACTCACCGTTTTACGGCATTACTTCTCGTGCATTTACTATCCTATCGTGTAACGGTAGAGGTAATGGCAACAACAACGTACAGAAGTTACGCACAAACGGAACACATCGCGCCCCGATATCTGTCAACCGTTCGAACCGTTGCACTCTACAAGACGCTCATGTAGAACGCTAGGGTTGGGTGGACGCGAATACCCGCACCCAAATATTCGGTATCGATGTACAGGACCCTCGACGCCCGGCAGGATTTTTGCAATGCACTTTGGCTGAAGGATTTATTCCTTTGGTTGGGGATTATGTATGACTGCAAGTGTAAGTAGTAAGCCTCTTATTCCAGGGGGGGCTCACCCTAAGGGCTTCAACTGTCGATAGTTCTTCGGGGCTTATTGGGTCGAATTCAAACCCACAAAAAATAGTGTGGGCGCAAGACGGGACGCCATATGAAAGTATTTTAGACCGTGTATGAATCCAGTGTAATAACGCCCCGGACCCATTTAACGGAACGGATTTGTACATAAAGACAATCGACTACTATCGTATGCCTGCATTGGTATTGGGTAGCTGCGCTTATAAGTTTATGCACCAGCAGGGCACGTTCACACCTATTGTCAAGGTTGGCGCTACAACACTAACACCTACAGGCACACCACAAGGTTTTTATGAGCGTATAGGGGATACTTTTAAATGCTGGATAAATTTTTATGAGAATGGTGTTGATTTAAGAATTCTTTCTGGGCAATTCAAAATTGAGGGGTTGCCATTTGCTATAACGTCGTTAGATAGCACCACAAGCTTCCCTGTTGTTCACGCTGCATATATTAAAACAACGGCTATCGGCATGTCGGCCACAATGTCAGGGACCACCATTAACCTCAGAAAGAATTATAGTTCTTCCTTGTTTAATGGCAGTGACTTTATCTCAAGCTTGGAGCATTTCATTAAGTTTAAAATAGAGTCCACGGTTGCAAGAACAGCAGTATAATAAAAGCGCCCGGTTGGGCGCTTTTATTTCTATAGCAAATACTTTACTTTGCTATTTAGCTTAACTAATACGTAAGAAACAGGAACTAGAACCCCAATAACAAAAAGATATCGTAGTGCACTTAATTTGTCATCGTATACATAATCCTGCCCAATGAATATTATTGCGGGATGAACTAAATAAACAGCCGTAGCAAAGGAAGATAGGTGTTTATACTTTCCAAGAATATCAATCTTCATTATGTAAGTGAACAATAACGGCGAAATAAGCAATAATGAAAACATCATATCTAATTGCTTATCTGCACCGAATAACTTCAGATTAAGATAAGATTCTGCAATCAACAATGCAAAGGCTGATGCGACTATCGGCAAGCCATAATTTTTTACATTACTTATGCCAGCTCTGCGGATAAGTAAACCAATGATCATAAATGGAAGACAGTCAAATAAGAAGTTTCTATGGGATGGGGTAAATGCAAGAACCTTTGATATAATTCCGCTGAAAACATTTAGGTTTGCAGCATATTGAAGTAAGGTGCCAGATATATATAAAATCATTGACAAAATTATCAAGGTGCTTGCTGGTTTGCCCATCAATAAATAAAGTAGGCATCCAGCCAAGATTACTCCAGTTATATACCATAAAGCATAATAACCATTAAATATATTTATTAGAGTAGTAACAACTCCTGCTTTACCAAGCCAAAATGGGAGGTATATAATAGACCATACGACATATAAAATAAGCATCCTGGAAATCCACTTTATGAAGTCTTTCCCTGTTTCAATTCTAGTAAAAAAATAACCAGTTATTATAAGAAATAGAGGTACTGATAATCTAAAAATTCCGTTAACAAGGAGGTGACTTACTGTTGTATTAAGCTCTCTAAGAATATCAAGGTGTATAAATACAACAAAAAATGCCGCAGTAACTTTTAATATATCTATTGATAGATGTCTCATTGATAGATGTCTCACATGCGTCTAAGAAGGAAATTGGCAGTATTTTATGAATTATGACTTTAAAATGATTAACAATCAACATATTACATCATTTGCACTAGTAGCCTTGATCATAGAATCAGCATCTGTTTGGCCTGTCGTTCACGGCATAGACATTCACAAGGTTATTTAACCAAGCGCAACTATATCTTGCCAGACAAATCATTCTGACTGCGGTTTTGTGTTTTTTAACTTGATCGACTCCCGGCTTTAGCAATGCTGTGTATTTATTCAGTATAAATGGAGGGCGGGTTATGGCACGCAGATACGAGATACCCTGCGCTTTTACGGCAGCAATCAAATCAGAACCAAGTGGTCGCAAGATGGTGTCAACGCAGGACTTTGTAACACAGCGGGCAAAGGTCAACAGGCACTGGTCACAAGTGAATATTTGTAGTAATTGTGACGATCATAATTAACCTAGCATCAACTGTGACAATCCGGTGATTTAATTACTCCACCTTCCCATCAAGCCAATCCGCCCACCACTGCATCATTTCTCTGCGCTTATCTAGATACTGAGCATGGTTGTAAATCCCGCGCACAGATCCGCCGTTGGCATGTGCCAGTTGCACTTCAATAGCATCAGCAGGCCATTCGTGCTCGTTCATAATCGTGCTGAATTCATGCCTGAATCCGTGACCGCTTTCCAGACCTTCATAGCCGATTTGTTTGATCACAAGCAGTACAGCGTTCTCGCAAATTGGCTTCTTCTTATCGTTGCGCCCGGCAAAAACAAACTCTGATACTGGTTTGGTGATTGAGCTTAGCGTAGTGAGAAGTTCAACCACCTGGTCTGACATAGGAACCACATGAATTTTGCGTCCCTTCATCACACTGGCGTCGATGGTGATAATCCTGTTTTCAAAATCGACGTTCTTCCATTGCATGGAACGAAGCTCTTTCGTTCTTAGGGCGGTGTAGCGTAAAATTTTAGTAGCAATGAGCGATACGATACTTCCTGAAAATGTTGCCAGTGCTTTGTTGAATGCCGGGATCTGGTCTGCAGGAAGAAACGGGAAGTTCTTCTTGCGGTATCCCTTCATGGCGTCAGCAAGGTCAGGTGCCGGGTTATATTTAGCCCTACCGGTGACAATAGCGTAACGGAAAACCTCGCCGCATCTTCTGCGGGCTTTGTTGGCTCGCTCCATTGCACCGCGATCTTCAAATCTGCGGATTACTTCCAGCAGTTGCATCGGCTCAATATCCTGAATTTCAATGCCGCCGATGATAGGTAAAATGTCGTCATCAAACATTTTGGCAAGTTCAGTTGCATAGCCTACTGACCAGACTTGCTTCTTGTGCTCGTACCATTCCTTGTAAATCGCACTAAAGGAATTGTTGTTAGACGAAGCCTTTTTCGCCTTTACCGGATCGATGCCGACCGAGATGTCTTTCCTCGCAGTCCATGCTTTATCCCTTGCCTCTTGCAAAGTCATAAGCGGATATTTTCCGACGGTCAGGATTTTCTCCTTACCGTCAATCTTGTAGCGAAGCTGCCATACCTTTTTCCCTGACACAGGGACATAAAGGTACAGGCCATTACCATCGAGAAGGCGGTATGGTTTTTCTTTCGGCTTTGCTGCTTCAATCTGCTTAACGGTGAGCAT